CAACCTTTCCGCAGTACCAATCAATCAATTGTGGTATTGGTGCGGATTGGGATAGTGATGTTTATTTGAACGTAGGTGAAACAGTTAGACCAATACTTTTCGACATCAACCCAAATCCAATAAATGTTACTCTCACCTTGCGCGATGCAAGTTCACAAACTACTTATCCGAATGACTTACCAGCCACATTCTTTTGTGATTACGTTAGCAAACCAATTTTAGGCAATGAAGTTGATTGGGTAGCCAATGCGCCTGTTATGAAATGCACCGAGTTCATGAGTGCTATTTTCAAGATGTTCAACTTGGTTGTTATTCCCGATAAATTCAATTCGAAATTGTTGTCATTTATACCACTAAATGAATTTTTGCAAAGTGGGGATTTCAAAGATTGGAGCAACAAGATAGACATTAGCAAAGACATCGTGTTAACACCAACAACCGACTACCAAGCGCAAATCAACACATGGACATATAAGAAGTCAGATGACTATTTAAACAACCTATACAACACGCAAGGGAATCGCGTGTATGGTAGATTGGAATTGATTGATGCAGAAAATGATTTTGCGGTTGAGAATCAAAAAATCGAAGTTGAATTTGGAAGCACACCACTTGCATTGATTCCAAATACGAATTATCCCATCGCTAAATTCGTTAATGATAAAAACGAGTACACGAATCCAACTCCGCGAATACTGTATCGAACAAGCGATACAATGACGATTCACATATTGGATGATGACACCAATACCATTGACACGAATTTCGTTTTACCAATGTTTAGTCATTATCAAAATGTCACACCAACGATAAGTTCAAACGATTACAACTTTGGACAGGAAACACCATTGCATCGCGTAACTTCAATTCCATATAAAACGCTTTACCAACGATATTGGAACGATTATATTGAAAACATTTACGCGCCTGATGCTCGTATAATGGAAGCGTTTTTCGCGCTCGAATTTGCGGATGTTTACAATTTCAGATATAACGACAAAATCTTCATTAAAGATTCGTATTGGCGAATTTTAGAAATTAAAGATTACGTTGTCGGTATGCAGGAAAGCGTACAAGTTAAATTGATTAAAATTGTGAGTACATCTGCGCCATGTAATTTGACCATTGACAGTATTACAAATACGTTTTATGTTCTTTTCATGGATGCCGAAGGTGAACTAACAGGAGGTAATCAAACGTGTTGTGAATTTTATGGCTACAATTGGAATGAGGAACAAGGTAAATGTTATCCAGTTCGGCAAGATGGAGGTGGAAGAAAATCAACAACAAGCGACATCAAAGAACTTGTAAAAGATGTAAATGTTGACACCACTAAATTATTGCAAATCCCAAACAATTTAGTTTTTCCAACTAATAGTCGTTCAATTGTTGGTGGAATAAATAACACGGTGAACGATGGTAATGACAATAGTTTAATTGTTGGCGAAAACAATTATGTAGCAACTGATTTAGGCGCAGTTACCGTTGTCGGTAGTGATGCAACTGCAATCAACAAAGGAATAACCATTGGCGGTAATGGCAGTTATCGTGGGCAAGTTCAAAGTGGCATCGTTCATTTATACGGCATTGGCAATTTCACCAATAACACAACTTATATCGATTTGCTCATTGAAGGTGCAACAAGCTACAATATCCCAACAAATACCATTTGGGTTTTGAAGGTTTTGTTGAGTGGAATGCAGAACACTGGCGCGGATGGAACGATAACAGGCGAATACAATTTGCATATCATTAACCGATCAACAACCGTTCTATTCATCAATGCAACAACCATCGATGAAACATTCAACAATTTTACAGGCTATCTCGTTTGGGATGTGGTAATAAGTGGAGAAACATTTTACCCACGCGTCAAGTTAGTAGGTAGTTCTACCTATCCAGAAAACAATATCAAGTTAACAGCATTAACCACGTTCACACAATATCACTATGAATAATCCTCAAATGACTTTTAAGAATGTCCAACAATTAATTGAATTGGGACATGGCGCGAATCTTCCAAACAATAAAAACAATATGCCAAATTGGCTAACGATGCTCATTAATTTGAGCGTTATTGCTACAATGATTTTGGGAACTATGTACATTTTTAATTTAATCTAATGGCAAAGCAAGAAGTAGTTATTGAAGTAGATATTCAAGGCACACCGAAAGTCGAATCGATGCGTACGCAAATGCGTAAGCTGCGTGAGGAATTAGCCACACTTCCCGAAGGTACTGCCGAATTTGACCGAGTACAAAGGCGTCTTGGTGAACTGAAAGACCAAATGGATGATTTGGGTAGGTCAGTGAATACCGTTAGTGGTGCGCCATTGGAAAGGTTGAACAATTCATTCAGCATGATTGGTTCGTCTATCATGTCATTGGATTTTGATAATGCCATTACAGGTCTAAAAGGTGTTGGAAGTGCGTTGCAAGATTTTAAAGTCAATGATTTAACGAATGCCATCAAAGGTTTTGGAAGTGCATTGGGTTCAGTTGGTAGAGCATTGTTGACCAATCCTATCTTTTTAATTGCAGGAACCATTGCATTGATTGCAGCAAATATGGATAAAGTTTTTAGAGCCATTCCAGCTTTTGAAACTGCGTTGAAAGGAATTAGTCAAGTCGAAAGAGATATAGCACAAGCAGTTGAAGCAAGGGCAGCAGCATCAAAAAAAGCGTATGACCAAAGCGCGTTAGAGGTCAACGCAATGAAATTGCAAGGTAGAAGTGAAAAGGAGATTGTTCAATACAGATTGACGCGTTTACAAACGTCAATTGCAGATGCTAAAGTGCAGTTAGAAACGGCCGTTCAACAAAGAGATTCACAAATCGCAGCGGCTAAAAGAAACAGAGAGATTTTGGAGGGTGTATTGAAATTTATACAGGCTCCTTTGTTCGTTGTATTAAAAGCAATTGATACGATTGCAAATGCCATTCCCGGAATTAATTCCAATTTAGCGGAAGGGTTAATTGATTTCGAGGCAAGTTTTCTTGTTGATCCCGAAGAAGTTCAAAACAATTTAGACGATAACATTAGCAAACAACGAGATGCAATTAAACAGATGGAAAGCGATTATGCTGGCTATCAGATTCAATTGCGTGAGATGGATAAAGCAACGGCCGCGAAAAAAGCCGAAGAAACCGTTAAGCGTGCAGATGAAGAAATTACATTCATTAAGTCAAAAGACGCGAAACAATTAGCATCGTCCATTGATAATACTAAATTGATTCTTGACACACAACACCAATTGAAGATGCAAGCTGCACAGTTGGAGATTGCGATGGAAGATGAAAAAAGACGAAAGATATACGAAGGTGAAAAAGCGTTACAGGCGGCAAAATATGACATCTATAAAGCCACGATTGATGGGTTAATTGGATTGAATGATTTGTTAACCACAACAGGAATATTGAATGCGGAACAATCGTTTAAAGTTGGCAAATCATTGTCATTGGCACAAGCTACAATTGCCGCAATTGAAGCCACACAAAACGCATTTAAAACCGCGCAAGCATCACCCATTACAACTGTATTCCCTGCATATCCATTTATTATGGCAGGAAGTGCAGCCGCAGTAGGAGCAGCGAATATCGCTAAAATTGCTTCAATGAGATTCAATAAAGATGGAGGACCGCCACCTGGAGTAACTCCACCAAGCGGAGGTGGTGGTGGTGGAATGGGTGGAGGTAGTACCAACGCACCTGCGTTAGACCTTTCTTTTATCAATGGGCAAACAAATCAGCCGCAACCGCTACAAACATATGTCCTTGCGACAAACGTAAGTACAGCGCAAGAAGCCGAGCAAAAAATAAAAGACCAATCACGAATAATAAAATAAAATGAACGAAGTAAAAGTAATTGAATACACCATTGATGACAGCGGTTATCTTGGTGTGAATTGTATTTCATTAGTAGACAAACCAGCAATTGAAATTGATTTTGTCGCATTGAAATCCGCAAAGAAAATGAACCATGCGGCAGTTGATGAAGGAGAGCGAAGGATGTTATATGGTGCGGTTATGCTTCCCGAACAATTGATTTACCGAGTTGATTCTTTAGGCGGTGAATACTACGCGAAATACAGCGCAGAAACAATCAATAAAATCGCTCAAGAATATCTAAAAAGAAATATGCACCACAACTCAAATCTTCAACATGAGATTCCTATTACAGGTTGTACGGTTGTTGAGAGTTGGATTAAAGAAGGTGAGCATGATAAGAGCCAAAACTTTGGATTCAACTTCCCAGATGGCACATGGTGCATTGGCATGAAAGTAGATAACGATGAGGTTTGGCAATCAATAAAACAAGGCGATGTTAAAGGATTTTCATTGGAAGGATTCTTTACCGAATTAAGCGATGAATATCTTGCCGAGCAAGAGATTGAAAAGATAATGAGAGAACTGACCACCGAGTTAAATTCGTGAGGTCGTTATTTACCCGACAAACAAAAAGCCCCCTACGTTTAGGGGGTTTTTCGTACAAAGAAAACTAAACAAAACAAAACTAACTACAAAACAAAAGTAGGTGGAATGCTACATATAGTTGAGAAAATAATTTGAACAATGAATAAAGTAAATGAAATCGTGAGCAAGTACGCAGATCGTCTGAAATCATTTGGCATTAAGCTAAGTGCCGAAGGCGAGATTGAAAGTGCTGCTCCTGTAAAGATGTCCGTTGCTATTTTGAAAGATGGAACGGAAGTAAGTTCACCCGATGAAATGATTGCTGTTGGTAGTCCATTATTTGTAAAGGATGCCGAAGGTAATGATGTTCCTGCGCCTGATGGTAAGCATGAAACCGCAGAAGGTAAATACATAGTTACCGTTGGTGGTGTTGTAACTGAAATTCTTGAGCCAGAGATGGAATCGGAAGAACCAACAAAAGAAGAACAAGCTGCATTTGATGGAGTGAGCAAAGAGGAATTTGAAGCCACTATCAATGCGTTGATTGAGCAATTCGAAAGCCGCATAAATGCTTTGACTGCTGAAAAAACTGAATTGTCTGCACAAGTAGAAAAGATGAGCAAACAACCTGCTACCGAAAGCGTGAAGAAAAACAAAAACTTCGTTGAGCAAAAGTTGAGTCAATCTGAATTTTTCAAATTGTCGCACACTGATCGCGTGAAATACTTATTAAAAAATCAATAATAAATAAAAGAAAAAAATGGCCACAACCACCACATTAGCTACCACATACGCTGGTAAAGTCGCGGGAGGATATATTAAATCCGCATTCCTCGCAAATGAATCATTGCAGTATTTGACATTCAAAGAAAACATTGATTACAAAGAAGTAGTAAGAAAAATCGTTGACAACGTAACATTCGCTGCTCCAACTTGTGATTTCACAGATACAGGAACAATCGCATTGTCCGAGCGCATTTTGACTTTGGAGAAATTCCAAGTACAACGCTCATTGTGTGCTAAAGATTTCTTGACTGATTGGGATACATCATTCTCTCAAAACAATGAAATTACTCCAGATCTTTTGGAAGCTGTAACCGCAACCATGTTGGGAGGAATCGGTGCTAACAACGAGCGTTTGATTTGGCAGGGTGTCAATGCGACTGCAGGTGAGTACGCAGGTTTCGAAACTTTATTCACTGCTGATGCTGATGTAATTGATGTCGTTGGAACGACTGTAACCAAAACAAATGTTGTTGCTGAAATCGAAAAGGTAATTGCAGCATTGCCAGTACGTGTACGTAGAGCAACTGAAAAGCCAATTCTTTATGTAGCTTCAAACGTAGCCGAAGCCTATCGTAACGCTATCGCAACCGCAGGTAATGGTTTCTTCTATCAAAGTGGTGATGCTATCGCAATGACTTGGATAGGTCAATACACAATTGCAGAATGTCCAGGTATGAGCGATAACACTATGGTATTTGCTCAAAAGAGTAATCTATGGTTTGGAACTAACACATTGGCACAATGGAATGAAGTTGCTACTATGTCCATGAAGAATGTAACTCTTGATGAAACAATTCGTTTCTCTGCTAAATTCTTGGCTGGTGTTCAATATGGTTTCGGAAACGAAATTGTTTATTACACCTAATTAATTAACCACATATAAAAGGGGAGTGGTTACGACTGCTCCCCATTTTATTAAATAAAAAAATAAAAACATGAGTTGTACGATAACCGCAGGATTTGGTTTACAATGCAAGGATGGCATTGGTGGAATCAAAAAAATATATTTGAATGCGCAAAGTTTATTCGCAGGTGAGTTGACTATTGATGGTTCATCTGAAGAAGTTACAGCATCAGGCGCAGGTGCGAGTTTATTTGAATTTGTTTTGCCAAAATCAACAGGCAGCTTTACCGAAGAAGTGGCATCAAGTGTTGAGAATGGAACGATTTTCTATACACAAACAGTTACCGCATCATTCCACAAATTAAGCGCAGCCAGAAGAAAGCAATTGGAGTTAATCGCTCAAAATCGTTTGTTCGTTATTGTGTTAGATAATAACGATAATTATTGGGTGGTAGGTTATGAGGATGGCGCGGAAGTTACCGCAGCATCAACCATGACAGGAACTGCAAAGGGTGATATGAACGGTTACAATATCACACTTACTTCCGATTCAAAACACAAAGCGTATCGAATTGAAGATGGGGTATTTGCTTCCGACTTCAACATCAATGCTGCTACACCTGTTTAATACATTTGCAGAGTGAATTACCTGCAATCTAATACCGCATCTCAAACTCTCTTGCTCTCTTTAAAGCAGGGGAGTTTGCTTTTTTCAACAACTTACACCGATTATTTATTGGTGTTACAAAATGAACTAACTTCGGAATTATTATACGTGATTCCAACTATCATTGATGAGAACGAAAGGATTACAACTCTTGGCATTAGTACGAATGATGATGATCCAACTAACGCATCGATTCTCATCACTCATGGTGGCCGTTGGAATTTTATTGTTTACGGTCAAAATTCAAATAGCAACCTTGATCCTACTTCTAATGATGTGGTCGGTGAAATTGAAAGAGGTTTTGTTCAATTCAGTTCGCTCATTGATTACTACGACCAACCAACACTAACCATTCCATCTGATATTGAATACAATGCCTAATTTAGTCGAAGATATAAAACAACGCATAGGAGCAACGCAAGTTGAGTTGTCCAAATATGTAAAGATTCAACCAATCGAAGTTGAAGATAGGAAGGGATTTGTGAGTTATGGTGAAGGGAATACATTTCCACAATATCTGATTGAGTTATATAACGAATCGCCAGTACACGGAAGTATTGTCAATTCAATTGCGTTTATGATAGCTGGACAAGATTTCGTTTCAACAAGCGCAGAGGCATTAACTCAAATTGCACGATTAGGATTAGACAAGATAAGACATTCCACCGCGTTAGATTTAAAGCTGCACGGTGGTTTTTATTGGGAGGTAATATGGTCAATGGATAGAAGTACCATTGCGCAAATTAATCACCTACCATTTGAGAATTGTCGTTTGTGTGTGAGTGATGACAATGACGATATTAGTGGTATTTATTACTCGCGTGATTGGAACGATAGCAGAAAAAAGAAAAATATACCTTCGTACATACCGATGTTCAATCCTGAATACAAGGATGAATGTCCAAAACAAGTGTTGTTCGTGCATTCGATTGTTCCGGGAAGTGAATACTATCCAAAACCCGACTACATAAGCGCAGTAAACAACATCGAGTTGACGCGACAAATTAGCGAGTACCAAGTTAATTTGATTTTAAATGGTTTCTTCCCATCGTTAATTACATCTTTTAATAATGGCATTCCATCATTAGAGGAACAACGCATGATTAAGAACCAATTGCAACAAGCGATTCAAGGCGCGGAGAATGCAGGTAAGGTATTGACATTCTTCAACGAGGATAGGGATAGAGGTGTTGAGTTTACTCCGTTTCCTGTGTCCGATATGGATAAGCAATTCGAAACATTGGTAGGTCAAGCTGTTGAATCTATATTGGTTGGACATCGTGTAACAAGTCCTTTGTTATTTGGTATTCGTGATGGTGGTGGATTAGGCAGTAACACCGA